AAATGCCGCTTGACTTGTTTGAGAATATTCTTAAACAATTGAAAGGCAATCCTGTAATTAACCTTGAGGGTTCAGGTGAACCTTCAATGGCAAAGGATTTGTATAAGTATGTTCAACTTTGCACAGACTATGGATATGATAGTTTTATATACACAAATGGCTCTTTTTTAAAGGGCGAATTATTGGAGAAAACAATAGATGCTGGTATCAAGTTTATTCGTTATAGTTGCATTGGTTATAATCGCGATAAGTATGCGGAGTGGATGAATATAGATAACTTTGACTTATTGCAAAGTAATATTACAGAAGCAAAAGAAGTTATTAAACGCAAAGACAGTGATTGCACATTATCCACATACAATCTTATTCTTGACAATGATAAGATGCAATATGAAGTAGAACAATACAGAAAAAATGTCATTGACAAATTAGATATTGTGGGCTATATTTGGAAAATGCACAATTGGAGCGGTAATTATGACCCCGAATATACAAGGGAGTCTGAAACTGTAAGAACATGCGGTCGCCCTTTCAGTAATGAAATTACTATACGTTCTGGGGGTAATGATGGACATCGAGGTGCTGTTACACCCTGTTGCCAGACCATGGGACAACCAAATGAAGCAAAGTCCGTTCTCGGTCATGCCGATGACACAAGCCTGAAAGATATTTGGTTTGGTGAGGAGTATGAGAAACTCCGAGAAGGTCACAGGACGGGTGACTATCCTGATTATTGTAAGTCTTGTGACTTTCTTTATGATAATCCAGAAGTGCTAGTTTGGAGTAATGACCCAGATGCTAGAGTGGATCATATATTAGGAACTGACTTTAATTTGCGATGAAAAGTATGAACATTTGGATTGGATATGACTCCCGCGAGCATTGGGCATTCAAGGTCTGTGAGTATAGCATCCGCAAACACAGACCTAATGCAATCGTAAAACCGATTGAACAACAAAACGTAAGACTTCTTGGTCTCTACGACAGACCTGTGGATAAGGATGCTGCCACGGAGTTCTCTCTAACTAGATTCCTAACACCTGCACTATCAAACTTTAAGGGATGGTCGATTTATTGCGACTGTGACTTCTTATTTACCAAAGATGTTAAGGAATTATTTGACCTTGCGGATCCTAAGTATGCTGTAATGGTAGTTAAACATGACTATACCCCAAAGAGTAATACAAAGATGGATGGTAGATCCCAGTTCCAATATCCTAGAAAGAACTGGAGTTCTTTGATCTTATTCAACAATGAACATCCATCCCATAAGTTTCTGGACGTTAATAGTATGACTCCTGCAGAGTTACATCAGTTTAAATGGATTGAAGATAAAGATATAGGTAAATTGCCTGAACAATGGAACTGGTTAGTTGGTTACTATGATGATCTGGGGGGACATGAATATCCTTTTGCATTACACTACACAGATGGTGGACCTTGGTTTGAGGAAACCAAAGACTGTGAATACTCTAGTTTATGGAGTGAATATTATGAGGAATTTCTAGATGATTTGCGTTGAATGGAAAGGTAAACCGGGATATGGTGATTTGACTTCACCTTGTTCTTATGTAAATAACTTATCGGAAAAGACTGGTGAAAAAGTTCGTCTTGATTGGGTATCCTTTAATGATGTCGGTGTCAAAGACAAGTATGAGAAGGATGACAGTGAAGATTTAATTTATAGATTACATACTATTTTTGTAATGTTACGAACTGCTGATGTAGAGCTTAAAACAACATTTGCAAAAAACTTACCTTATCAACACTCTAAGCTGCCTAATCATCCTTTTCATAATTATAAATCAGTTAATGAATGGCGAGGTGGTTCCGGTTATGTTACCTTTGTTACTACAGAAAATAATAAGATTCAGTTTAAGGACTATCCTGAACCTGAACACAAACTTTGGAAGGATCCGACAAACAATAATTGGGAACCTTTATACAGTCAATTTGATAAAGTAAATTTTGTGGACTATGACACCCCTATAGATAAAGCTATAGATATTCTTACTGAAACTGAACTAATGATTAGTTATCATGGCTCTGCTTCTTCCCTAGCGAGAATTCTCGGAACGCCTAGTTTTATCTTATCAAATAAACCAGAACACACTCTATCGGATTATCCAAACGCATTGATAAGTAAAAAACTTAACTTTTTGGCTAAAGAGATGTATGATATACAGGAGATTTGTTTGGAAAAAATTAAGGATGCAGAACGGGGTAGATTAGATTATGTCAACAATTATATTGGGTAATGGTAAGTCAAGAAAGAATATAGATTTATCAAACTATGAATATATCTATGGTTGCAATCTTGCATACAAGGAAGATATTAATTTTGAATGGATAGTGGCAACCGATGTTCTAATACAACACGAAATTTATCGCAACTATACCGGACAATGTTTGTTTCTCGATTGGGAGCCTATCCCAAGTGAAATGGCTGTTGCTTTTGAGACATTTGATACACAAAATGAAAGCAATGATTATACACAATATGGATGTGTTATTAGTGGAGAAGGAAACAATACACTAATGACATACCTAAGAAAAGAAGATCAAGTTATTTCAGTAAAAGAAGAACGCCTGCCTTTTTTAATGGCAGCCGGATCTTTGGCTATGTGGCATGCCGCAGAAACAGGCGTTAATGAAATACATCTTGCAGGTTTTGGTGATAATGAACATTTACATGACCAGACGTTGATGGACGACAATGGACGTAGACTTGCAAGATGGGAACAGGAACGTAAACAAATTATAAAACTATATCCTGATATAGATTGGAAATATTTATGATTTTAGACAAAGAAAAGAAACTTGCATTTATTCATATTCCTCATAACGGGGGGTCAAATATGAAAGAACGATTAATACCTTCTGACAGATTTGAAGTTTATATGCCTGAGGATATGCCTGATAAGCATTTTGTTAAAAAACTAGATTTTAAAAATATAGAATCGCCTATACAATTGGTTGACCACTTGCCTGCTAGATATGCACCTGAAGGTTATTTGACAGTTGCTTTTGTAAAAAATCCTTATCATAGAGAAGTTTCACAATATAATCTTTTAAAACATTTTCATGCGTTTGTGCAGGGTGCAAGAAAATTTGATTCATTTACAGACTTTTTAAAATTTAAGTATTTTTCCAAACCTAATACACCCTTTGCGGTAACAACAACAGGGTCAATGAGATCTAAAGATAATTATTATTTTGCTCATGATGCAGATGTTATATTTCGTGTTGAGGAGATACAAAGTGAATGGGCTCAATTTAGTCAAATGTATGATTTGCCTAGTGATCTTTGGGATACAACATATAACGTGCAAACTCCTGAGAACCATTCTTATGAACAATACTATACTGAGCTGGAATTGCGCCTTGTTGATGAGGCACTTCGCCGAGATTGCAAGGAATACAATTACACCTATTAGATAGAATACCAAAAGTGCTTGACTTTGCCAAATAAGTGTGCTACAACTATGAGGTAATGTTAACAAAGGAGGACTTATATTATGTCTAATACCATTACTACTACTAAAACTGCCCGTGTTCTTTCCGCACTTCTTGATGGCGAGGCTCTTACAGCAGGTGAAATGAAAACACGTTATGGCGTGAAAAATGCTCGTGCATTGGTTTCTTCCTTGCGTATGGCAGGTCATGCTGTGTATCTTAACACAGGCACTAAAGATAATCGTGGTCGTGTTCGTGCATCACGCTATCGTATTGGTGCACCTAGTAAAGCAGTTGTTGCGGCTGGCTATAAAGCCTTAGCCGTCTAATATAAATAACTGTGTTCGATGAAGCGAGCTAAAAGGTATTCAGGACCCGGGTGCAATACCCGGCGCCTCCACCATAACCGCCGTCTATAGGTGACGGTTTTTATGGGGGCGAAATAGGATCGACTGGTATTTAATAGGTAAGTGGAGAACTAGGTGCGGAAGCCACCTGTGAGACGGACGGGCTATCCCATCCGCAAGAGCGCAACAAACTCGTAAGTGCAAACGATAATTACGCACATGAGGATTACGCCCTCGCGGCATAATCTTCGGGGTCAGGGGACGCCTAGCAACAGAAGTCCCCACTTTTTTATTAGGAGATATTATGACAAGAACTTTATTATTACTAGGCATATTAACTATATTTTTCACCGCTATAGCATTCGCAACTCCTGCATATTCAGAGGAAAAAGTTGTAGAGATGTTAAATAAGCGAGAAGATGGTGCTCGTATGGTTTACTCAGAAGATATTACTCGTATTAATGTGGGTGATACAATCAAATGGTTACCGACTGATAAAGGTCATAATGTTGAGTTTATTGCAGGACCAGAGGGTTACGAATTACCCAAGCGTTCCAAGTTTAATAAAGAAGTCTCATTGACATTTGATACACCTGGAGTTTATCTATATCAATGCACACCTCATAAGGGTATGGGTATGATTGCACTTGTAGTTGTTGGTGATGATACATCTAATGCTGATCAAGTTGCGACCGCCAAAGTATTCGGTGGTAGCAAGAAAAAACTCAAAAAACTTATAGAAGAAATCCAGTAAATATGAATTTTTTAGATTCAATGATGGCAGTATTAGTAGCCATATCTTCTAATCCGGCATTGCCCAATGATAAAGGTATTAATACAATTGATAATCCTCAACTTGCATGCCTCACACAAAATATTTACCATGAGGCTCGTAATGAATCTACGGCAGGATGGATTGCTGTTGCAGATGTTACAATGAATCGTGTTCGCTCAGATGCGTTTCCTAATACTATATGTGAGGTTGTTTTCGAGGGTCCACATTATATCAGCAAAAAGTCGGGTAAATATTATCCATACAAAAATCGTTGCCAGTTTTCATGGTATTGTGATGGTAAATCTGATGAAGTTAAAAACATAAAAAAATACAAACAGATTATGGAAGTTGCTAAACTGACAGTGAAAACTGAACTTGATATTACAGATGGTGCGTTGTTTTATCATGCAGACTATGTAAAACCTCGATGGGCAGAAACTATGGATGTTACTGCTCGTATTGATGCTCACATATTTTATAAACCGAGAGACTAATGTTACATTATATTGTTACAGGTGGATGCGGCTTTATAGGTAGCCACTTAGTAGAAAGACTTGTTGCCGCAGAATGTGCGGTTACTATTGTTGACGACATGAGAAACGGCAAGTTTAAGATTGTTGATTCGCCCTATGTTGCATATATTCACCAGGATGTTTGTGATGTAGATATTACTGATAAAGTTTATCAGGCTGATGGTATTATTCACCTTGCAAATACTCCTCGTATTCGCTTGGCATTTGAACAGCCTGTTGATGCTATTATGAATAACATTGGACCTACGACACATGTATGCGAATGGGCAAAAAGGTTGAATTGCCCCTTGTATTTTGGACAGTCTTCTAGTAGAATATTTGGACATGCTGACGATAATCCTTATGCTCTTGGTAAGGCCTTTGGTGAAGAAGTTATGCATCTATACCAACGTCATTGGGGACTTGATTATCGTCTAATGTATTTTTATAACGTATATGGTCCGCGTGAAGCAGACTATGGTGAACATAGCACCGTTATTCGTTCGTTTAAAAAGGCTTACTTAGCAGGTGAAAGTTTAAAAATATTTGGAACAGGTCACAAATCTCGGGACTTTACTCATGTTAAGGATGTTGTTGAAGGTGTCTTCAAATCTTTGTTTGATGAAAAGAAACGCAAACAAATACATTTAGGCTCGGGTGAAAGTTACACTATTAATGACATTGCAGAGGCGTTTAATCATCCTATGATATATGAGTTTGATAAGCCCGGTGAAGCTCAACACACAATATGCAAAGACCCATATATTAACAGAACACAAAATGTAATTAAGTATATTACAGACTGGACACAAAGGAAACACAATGCCTAAACTTATTGTAGATAATGATCTCAATACAGACGTGAAAAAAGTATCGGATGTATTTCTAATTACAAAACGTTTTCATACGTCAACTGAATTTTCACAATACATTGAGAAAAAGTCTAAAGCTACAAAGACAGGTTATATTGATGTTCTCATTGACTTCTGTGTAAAAGAAGAAATCGAAATTGAATCTGTTAAAAAACTTCTCACATCATCACTAAAAGAAAAGATTAAAGAAGAAGCAGAATCACTTAATTTATTAAAAGAGAAAACTAGTAAGTTACCTTTCTAATGGAACCATTTGAAGTATATAGATTATACCTCGCTCTTAAATTACACTTTACAAAAAAAGATTATAACATAACAAAAACAAAAGGTGCAGTAAGGGCAAGTCAAAATGCTTTCCTTAAACGCAAAGACTTGACAGCTATGCGTAAACTTGCTCGCGATTACAAGCGGCGTGAGATTATAGATTTGCTTGTTGCTAACTTTGTTTCCGGCGACAAGTGGGGCGGCGTCTTTGATGCCAATGCAAAGGAAACATATGAAATATGGAAGTCTCGTAAACAAAAACTTGATTACATATTTGAACAGGATATTGCTAAGATTGAATTGGAGATGGAGCAGGAAAGTATTGCAAATCCTTTTACATCTGAAGATGGATATCATCCTTTAATCTATAGGTTATATTTTGGTCACCTAATATCTATAGAAACATTAGTTGTGCTTGACAAAATCTACAATTATGTTACTATGGACTCTGATGATATATTCTTAGAGGACGTTTCAATGTTAGTTAAGAAGTATCGTCCATTTGTCCAAATTACAAATAAAATGAGGCATATAAGTGAAAACTTTTATAAATAATATGTCCGCTTATACAGGACAACATATACAAACATACAACGCTTATACGGAGAAAAAATATGTCGTTTAATTCACTATCAGACTTGCGTAAGGCAAGAGGCTCTTTCGATAATTTAATGAAAGAAGTCGAAAAAATTGATTCCCCCCAACAAAACTATAACAAAGATGACGGTAACGAGTGGAAGCTACAAGTAGATTCTGCTGGTAACGGTTATGCTGTTCTTCGATTCTTGGCACCGCCTAAGGGTGAAGAACTTCCGTGGGTTCGTCTTTGGAACCATGGTTTCCAAGGCCCAACTGGTAAGTGGTATATTGAAAATTCACTTACTACACTTTCCCAACCTGATCCTGTTTCAGAACTTAATAGTGAGCTTTGGAACAGTGGCACAGAGGCAAATAAGGACGTTGCTCGTAAACAGAAACGCCGTTTGTCTTATTATGCAAATGTTCTTGTTATTAAAGATCCTGCTAATCCGGCCAACGAAGGCCAAGTTTTCCTCTATAAGTTTGGTAAGAAAATCTTTGACAAAATTAAGGATGTTATGCAACCAGAGTTTGAGGATGAAACACCAGTTAATCCTTTTGACTTCTGGGAAGGTGTAAACTTTAAACTGAAGGCTCGTCAGGTT